CCTGTTATCATAGTGTCAATGATACGACCCTGCACCTCAACGCCCTCGGCGCGCATCCAACCCGCATCATAGGTTGCGTTGTGCATAATCTTGTCAATACTAGGCGTAGACATCTGTGCCTTGAGCCAACGCATAGTCATAGTTGGATCTAGGTTGTGCCCGTTCGCATGGCGCAAGGGGAAGTAACCTTTGAAGTCACCGGCAGCTACCGCAATACCAATGATGTGCCCGTCTTTCCTAGCCCAACCTGGGCCCTGTGTTTTAATGTTGGGGTCCCTAGTCTCTAGGTCCACGGCGATCTGTTCGTAGCCTGTCAGGTCAGGGAACTCGGTGGGGATGTTCCAATCAGTATCAATCAACTCCATCTCCGCTCGGATCTGGTAGTCTTTGTCAGCGTTGCCGGTGAATAGAGAACCTTGAGTCATTACTTTTTTACCTCTTTAAGATCTTCAAACAACTCAGACATCTGTGATACTGATCTGTTCTCTTCAGAAAACTCTCCGCCCAAACTTGAATACCCTGCCTTATCCACCCACGAATCGTCATGGTCCATCGTTGTTAACAATCTTGCCGTCTTAACCCAGTCCATCATCAACACAACGTGTTGTTCTGTTATTTCAAAGTGTGTTTTAAAAGCACTCTTTGCTATGATGTTCCAACCTTCTGCAATGCGAGTGTGGTTCTCGAATGCATCTCCATAGTCCTTGGCCCTCGGACCGTTGATAAGTTCTTTCGCCTTATCTAAAATTTCATCACGTTTCAATGTTTCACCTCATTACTATAACCAACAAAAACCATTTCTTTTAATTCAGAGTCATACTCGAAACGAGCAGAAGGCAGATCCTCATCCTTTACGGTGGGATCGTCCCACATTTTTCTTGCTCGAACTTCATTAAGATCGGTAACACCCATCTCTTTGTATTTTTTGCGCTGAGATTCTTCCAACGCATTCCATTCATCTAATGTTATTTTTTTCATTGTTCTATCTCCAGTTTTTTAGGCCGTCTCTTCGGACGGATGCTGCTCTCAATTGGGATTGGTCGGGCGTAAGAATAAAATACATGTTGATCTACTCGTACTATTCTATACAATTTGCGCCGCCATACTGGGCGCACCCTTATAGTGTGGTAGTGATCGGCATCGGTGTACGGCAGGATCTCCGGATTGGTTAGTATCTCCTTGGCTAGAGCCTTGGATTTATCCCACGATTCTTTGTCCTTGGTACTCGGTACTTTGCCCTCCCTCACGAATGAGAACTGACGATCCTCCATGACCACGCCACATACGGACGAAGGCCACCTCTTGTCCTCCACCCTGTTAAGTATGACTTTAGCTACCATAAGCTGGGCTTGATGTGATTCTCCCCTGGCCTCATGGTATAAAGCTAACGCTAAACACATGCTTGCTATCATTATATTTCGTACCTGTATTTTTTATCTGTATCTAAAATGTGCAGTTCTTTTTTGGCCCTCGTAACCCCCACATAAAATGCTCGATGCTCATCGTCGGGATACTTGGACTCCATACATGCTCTGGTTGATGCCAAGAACACTAAGCAATTGTCATCCTCACCCCCCTTCATTGCGTGAAATGTTGATAGTTTAATTCTAGGCGGCTGGGTGATTGACTCACCGCGCCGCTCGATTGCCTGCACATACATCTTGTCATCGTTTCCTAAACGAACAACATCCATAGCCTCTCGTGCTCGATCACACTCTAAGCCGTAGTGTTTGTACAGATCATCAATCTTCAGCTCCCCTGTAGGATCAGCTGCATCTAACAGATTGCCGGCTCCACGCTTGACAACCTTATAGTCTCCCTGCTTGGGAACGACTTCATACATCTTCTTAATCCGATCAACAGAGACCATGTCACCCGCTTGCAGTTCTCTCCAGGTTTGAATGGCTTTACCTACCTCTGTCTTGATAGAGGGGGTGCCTTTCATAGAGTACAGATATCCTGACTCTCTCAAGATGTCCGCAAACTCCCTGACAAAGCTGTTGGTTCGACACATGATTGTCCAAGAGCCCTGGTGTATCGGCACACTGTCCATGGTCAGGTGGTATTCAACTACACCCTCATGCTCTGTAGGGTAGAACTCTTTCTCAAACCTAGTCTGTATGTTCTGAACAATCTGTTGAGACAGATCAAAGATACGCTTGGGTAAACGGTAAGACTGAGACAGGATCTCAACATTGGTAGTAACCTTCATAAACCTTTCAACAACAACCCCTGTCCACCGGTGTATTGCTTGGTCATCATCGCCAGCATAAACAACTCTTTCAGCATTCGATGTCCAATGCTCCACCATCTGCCACTGAAGAGGTGTAAGATCTTGAGCCTCATCAATAAACAACAACTGCAAGCGTGGAGGATCTACGTCCAAGGCCAACTCAATCATGTCCGCAAAGTCTACCTTCTGGTTGTCAGACTTGTAGTTAGTAACTGTTTCGTGGATCTGTTTCATTTTACTAAAGTACAGGTTGTAATCTTCAGCATCGTTGAACTCTTGTTCCAAAGTACACTGACGATACCGAGACCGGTCTATCATCTGAAGGTACTTGCTGCCGTCACCACCAACTGCGGGAATCAAGATGCCATCGTCTGGGGATGCAGAGTCGGCGCCCTTGAACGACAGACCCAACGTTCGCCCCAACGTTCGCCAGTCTTCCATGGACAACAGGTCGTTACGAGACAGGGCAAGCGATCTCCACGCCGCTGAGTGCAGGGTTCTAAACCAAGGCAGTTGTTTAGGTTCTAGATTAAACTTCGCACAAGCGCGGCTCCGTGCCTCTTCTACGGCCTTCTTAGTGAAGGACATAAACCCTATCTCCTCGGACCTCGTGCCTTGAGCCAGTGCGTCTTCAACCATCTGCATAAGCGTGTGGGTTTTACCGCAACCTGGGGGACCTAATAATAGTTGATCACTCTTCAAAGTGCTTACCTCTTGGGCGTTCCTTTAGCCAGTCTCGCACCTCTTGCTCAACCCACCGGCTGGCAGAATTTTTGGCGCCGTCGTTCTCACCTAGAATAATAGGCTTGGGAAAGTCTCGTTGCTCAACCCACTTGTAGATGGTTGATTTGTGTACACTCAACCATTCGCTAAGTTCTGCGATACGCATGAGTTTTTCATCAGAAGGGAATGTCATTTTCTATCTCCACGTTTTGTAGTTCGGTTTCATTTTCAAAAGATGGAACCCACCACACTCTAATGGTAGATAACTTTCCATCCTCTTTCCTAATAGCTTGATGACCGTAGCAATCGGTGCCACTGTTCATGTTTTTTATTTGTTCTTGGATCTCTGCCCTGTTGTAATCATTGAACCCCCTGTTCTTTAAGAACTGTGTTAGTCCGCTCATTGTAAACTTGGTTAGTCCGTCCTCGGTCCAAGGCTTGCCCATACCCAATTCTTCTGGAGCCATGGCACGAATGCGACTGGTGCAGTAGTTGGTTAGAAGTTCTTTGAACTGTCCGCTGATCGTAAGCTCCTCGGGAACCTCCATCTTCACAGACTTCTCCATCAAACTGTTGACCATCTGTTGCCAGTCATTGGCCTTCATGTTTGGCGGCATCATGCTTAGTTGTTCCATGCATGATCGTTGCCACAACGTTTGATTCTGTAGTTGTTCTACTGTTAGCTGTAGTCTCTGCCCGTTTACGTCCATGAAATACATTCTGGGCTCGGATAACATTATCGTTAAGCCACCTACTTCTGGTGCATCTGGAGCGGAGGTGCCTATACCAAACGGTCTAGACTTGCAGATCTTCTTGTCGCAGAAATCTTTCAGTGGACATATGTCACACTGCAAGAAGTAATCTTTTTTCATCAAAGACTTCTGGAGCTCTACAATCTCCCCTGCCTCTAACGCAGGGCTGCACAACATTCGGTTGTAATCCTCGTGATGCTTCTTCCAATCATCGGGCCACTTGAACCGGCAGTACACACCCACGTTAAACATAAAGATGTTTCGGTACTGGGTCACCGGACCTTGGCTAGAAATAACTTCTAAGCAATAGGGACCATCAGTAAAATGAGAACGTTCACCACCAAACGTTAATGAATCTAGGTCCGAAGCGGACACTCTTACCTTTGCAACAGCTTTGTGGAACTGAGCCAAGGTCATCGAGTCACCCCTGGCGTTCAATGCGTAGCGTGTCGTGATGTCTCCACCAAAGTACGGCATGTTAATAAAGTTACCAACATCCCCCCGATCAGCCAAGATCTTGTCTTGCTTGGGAAAGATCTCGCACCCGCTGTAGCCCAGCGCAACAGACATCTCCGTTAAGTATTCTCGAACCAAAGCCGCCGGCTCCCAGTCCTTTGTAAACAGGTAGAGATGCGCGCCACCAGACTTAGACCTACACATAATCAATGGGAGATTCATCTCGTGAACTTTTTTGTTCAAGGCTTTCAAGTCCAAATCATATGTGTCGATATCTAAGGCGCCGAACTTGCACATGTTGTCTTGGTTAATCGGAATAGATCCCACGCCCATCTTACCCTCGATGTGCTGCTGTATCTTTTCTTCTGTAAGAACACCACGAACAACACGGCTGTCGGACTCAGCCTTTCCGTTTCTTCCAACACGACCAACGACAGTAGTACCGTGTGCCGCACCCGATCCCTCAAACGTTTCTAATAATTTTTTGGCGTCTGACATTAGTTACTCCTTGGATGAAATAAAAAGAGGGTAAATCTTTTCTACAAGACCTACCCTCCTCGTTACTTAAAACGGTATTTCATCCTCGGTAACATCTGCATCATCGTCTTTAGATGAAGTATCTTCAGCCATGACTTTAGCTTCGCCAGTCTCTACACTTAAACGAAACTTCTTAGCTTCGTTTCTTAGAACTGGATTCTCTACCACACCTACTTTAGATATGGCATAGTTAGCGTAAGGCTGACCAGCCTTGTTCGAATCTTGAACAGAAACTACCTTCCACATTGTGCTGAACACTGACAACACCTGCATCTGCCCTGTCTTAGGGTTCTTTGCTTTGTTCATAGCGATCATAGACTTCCACCGCTTTGAAACTTTCATTTGAGAAACCTTCATGTCAATGACAACAGGCATGTAGTCTTCATCTTCAGTAACCAACAGACAGAAATAACAGTCCGCAATCTGAAGATGGTTTCCGTTAGGAAGGATCTCAGTGTTACCATCCCTTCTGCGTTGGGCAATACCAGGGTCACTTGGATCTAAGTCCTGCACAAACCCACCACGATCAGGAAGCCACTCAGTATATTTAGTAACAACGTAACAAGGGATAACCTTGATGCCATCGTCGCCAGGATACACCTCGTTGGTAAGGTTGTTAAAGATATCACCTTCATCCAACCCCTCAATGTACTTGGCCTCTTTCTTCTTTAGTTCCGGAGACATCGCTTGTGCTAAACGAATGTACGGTATGATCATTTCATTGGCGGCAAAGGTTGTACCCTCATCGCCATCTGCAAAGACATCATCCATAAAATCTGTGCTTAACTCTGCATTTTTTTTATTTGCGACTGCGTTACCCATTATGTTTTCCTCTTTATCTGTGCTGCGTTGTTGACGTATGCCCCGAACATGTCGAGGTCTATCTCTTTGCCTTCAGTGACGCGCTCTCTGACGAACGCTTTTAATGTACTGGCATGAACGTGGGTCTTGGTCTTAGGATCAAAACCTTTCTCTCGTAACATACCAACTACATCCCCCGCTAAATTGTCCTGCCCCTTACCAAAGGAACAAGTGATGTCATTCTTAATGATGTCATCAAGGTTGTTTTCACGAAGCCAACTGAACGCCCGTTCTTTATTAGCCTGCGTGATAGATGCATGTACTATCAGCTTACGCTCGACAGTCAGTCCATCAACGCCAACACTTTCCATACCCATCTCATCCATTAATGCTGGGATACTTTCCGTGGTAAGCGTGTGCTTCTCCGACACAAGAGATTTTAAGTGCATCTCAGCACTCTCGATCTGCTCTTCTTTGTCACGAAGTCTTCTTACTAAAACACTGAGTTCCTTCCCAGTGTCCGTGTCAACGCCAGCCAATGATTCAGCTTCGTCAAACATGTCTTCAAATATTTCTATCATAAGTATTGTCCTCTTCAGGGTTGTGGTTGACACACAACTTTTCGGTGTGTAAAGAGTTTATACGGGAGGAAACAGATGACTGTCAACTATAAATTTAAAACGACACCATACGATCACCAAAAGACTTCTTTAGACGCAGCCAGAGATAAACTATCCTTTGGTTTCTTTATGGAGATGGGAACTGGTAAATCTAAAGTACTGATTGATAATCTCGGTCAGTTGTTTCTGGAAGGCAAGGTTAATTTTGCTTTAATCATCGCACCGAAAGGTGTGTATAGAAACTGGGTAGCCAAAGAAATACCACAGCACATGTCGGATGACGTACCGCATCGCATAATCAGGTGGGTGTCCGTTGGAAACAAGAAGCAACAGGCTGAAGTACAGTCAGTGAAGGAACCATTCGCTGGCCTGACCATCTTTGTTATGAATGTTGAGGCGTTCTCCACAACCAAAGGCCAAGTAGCAGGCAAGTGGATGGCTAAACATTGCGGTCAGCACGGCATGATCGCGGTCGATGAGTCAACAACTATAAAGAATAGTAAGGCCAAGCGGACCAAGGCACTCATAAAGATTGCCGAAGGGTTTCAGTACAAAAGATTACTGACCGGCTCACCGATTACCAAATCACCTATGGATATCTATGCACAAGCAGAGTTCCTTGGTTCTGGTTTGCTCGGATACGATTCGTTCTACGCATTCCAAGGTCGGTATGCTGTGCTGCAACGCAGAAAAATGGGGGCCCACGCCTTTCAACAGGTGTTGGGGTACAAGAACCTCGATGAGTTGACTGGAAGAATAGACCGATTCAGCTATCGGGTGTTGAAGAAAGATTGCTTGGACCTGCCTGACAAATCATACACTGCTAGGTACGTTACGCTGACAACAGAACAGGCGAAGATGTACGATGACATACAACGTCAAGCACTTTTGCTACTGGACAATGGAGAGTTGGTCACTGCACCGGCAGTAATCACCCAGCTACTAAGGCTACAGCAGATTATGTCAGGGCATCTGAAGTCTGACGATGGTACGATGATGACATTCCCAACACGCAGGATGGATGCGATACTAGAAATCATGGAAGAACATGACGGCAAAGCAATCATCTGGTCCAGGTTTCGTCATGATATAAAAGAGATCACAGCTACGTTGAACAGAACCCTCGGTGATGGGTGCGCTGCCTCTTACTTCGGGGACACTGGCGATGACGAGCGACAAGATATTGTTAACAACTTTCAGAATCCTAATCATCCTCTCAAGTTTTTCGTGGGAAATCCAGCTACCGCAGGGTACGGCTTAACTTTGACCGAGGCTAACCTTGTGGTATACTATGCCAATGACTTTAACTTGGAGACTCGTATTCAAAGTGAAGACAGGGCGCACCGAATCGGTCAGAAAAACACAGTTACTTATGTAGATCTTATTAGTGAGGGCACAATTGATGAACGTATTGTTAAGTCGCTACGATCTAAGATTGACATAGGTGCAAAAGTTCTTGGAGAGGAAGCAAGAAAATGGTTAACACTAAAACCGACAAGATAGAACATGATGCTGCAATAGAAACCATGGTTGATTATAAACGTGGACTAAGAAACTTGGAGAATGGATCTAAAATTTTATCGGCACAGACAGGGCTCGATGAAACCTTGTCCGCAATAATACTGAAGTCTATGAAGCGGGATAACGTAACTCAGATCCGAGGCTATAGTAAAGAACCAGAGAGACTTAGAAAATCTAAGATTGGAAAGTCGAATGAGCCTAAGAAGTAATGAGTTATAAACTTCCAGAAGGTAATGTGTTAATAAGTTTTTCGGGGGGCAGGACCAGTGGGTTCATGCTCCACGAAATACTGAAAACAAACGAGGGTCTTCCCGAAAGATGCAAGGTGTTGTTCGCTAACACTGGACGAGAGATGCCTGAGACGTTGGACTTTGTACAAGAGTGCAGCGAAAGATGGAATGTACCTATCACCTGGCTAGAATATAATCGGCGCGATAGTAAAGTAACCTTTGATGTAGTCAATCATAATAGTGCCAGTCGTAAGGGTGAGCCGTTCGAGTCCATGCTTACCAGTGCAAAGATCCTACCCAATGTACACCGTAGGTTCTGCACACAAGAATTAAAAGTCAGAACAATCAAACGTTACTTGGTGTCACAAGGTTGGACGCAGTGGGTGCAGGCAATTGGTATCCGCAAGGATGAAGGTCGACGTATCAAAGTGTCTAAAGAAAAGAGGTGGGAGAACTGGTATCCGTTGAACGATGCCGGCGCCACCAAGTCCGAGGTCATGGGGTTTTGGAACTCTCAGAACTTTACATTGAATCTGTACGGGCCCAATGGTGTGACACCCAAGGGTAATTGTGATGGTTGTTTTTTAAAGTCTGAAGCTACCCTTGCTATGATGTGGAGAGAACACCCTGATCGCATGCAGTGGTGGGCGGACATGGAAATCAAAAGATCAAACGAGATTGGAAAGAAGTGTCACTTTCATGAGAGCCGTACATACGCAGGGCTCGGTGATTTTGTTAATCGCCAGGGAGACTTTATCTTTGATGATGAAGCATACCTATGCCAAGCAGATGATGGTGAGTGCACTGGATAAAAAAAGACCCCCATAAAGGGGGTCAGTTTGAGAGAGGTCGTAGGTTACAGGCGTAACCTGTCGAGCTATAATTATTTTATAACAGAACTTTCAGTTTCTGCATAGGCTTTTCTTATTAGTACAGATAGCTGCCGAGCCATCGAGCGTTGCTCGTCTTGTGCTAACGTGTTTAGCTTGGCATGATCCTCTAATAACACAGCCACGTTTCTAAATTTTGGCGGCTCTGAAAGTTTTTCTTTTACCATGGTGGTCTCCTTGTATGTAACCTGTTGGTTACTTCTACAAGGTATATAACCAAAGCGCAAGTCAGTCCTCAAAGTCCCTGATGTCTGCTGTCCACAAGATCCTAGACCGAGTTGGTTTAGGGTCGCTGCTGAAATCAACTCGGCAAATGAACCCTCGTTCATGCAACCTCATACACGATAGATGGCATGCGAATG